TAGTTTTTCATCGCTTCCTCTATCGCCCGGCTATCTGGGGGAAGAGCTTCTATTTCATCTGCTAATTGATTATTAAAACTGTCGCTGTACTGCGCCATAGACGGGCAGTAGATCTCAAGCTGCGTCCTATAAACCGTTGTTACGCAGCCGGTCAGTGACAGAGCTACGATCAGTAAGAGTATCGTTCTCATGTTCTGCCATGTTTTTGTAAAAATCAGAGGCCTGTGTCTGTGCCTCTAATTCGTCCTCAAGGACTTTGGTTTTCTCTTTAGCCCGTCCTTTGACCTGACCCATCACGTAAATGATAGGTAAGGCCAGAGCTAAAGCGCCTATTGCGTAGGACTTTATTTTAGAGAAGAGCATCAATGGATGCCTTCCTTGTGGTCGCTGAATCTGGCATACGCTGCCAGTGCGATACCGCCTATTGCGCAGAGCAAAAAAATAGTTTTCATGCTGTCGCTGTAGGGAACCAAGGCTTCGATCTGAGGAGCAATTTCGCCCAGCGCCGTAGCGGCTCCAGCTACACCAGCGCCCACCATAGTCTTAGACTTAGTAAGCGGCTTAACTGCTTCGGCAGTAACCTTTTGAGCCATCATCGGCCCACCTTCGTCAGACGGGAGTTGAGCGTCACGGGAGAAGATAGCTGCTTCGGCTGCACGGCGGCGTGTCAGGCCACGAAGAGGCGTCAGTTTGCCATCTACTCTGGCTTTGTTCCATCTCATAATCTGCTCTGGGCAATCGTCGTAATTTCCAGAGTTCAATCGGCGCAGCAAAGTTGATGACTTGAACGCACCGCCACCTAAGTTGAAAACGAAGGACGTTAAAGCGTCATACTGGCCCTGCGATAATGGTACGTTAACGTATTTCTTAACGATCTTGCCGTGTTCATCTAGGTCTTCCATCAACCGCTTTTCAGCATAGTCCACAGTCCACTTGTCGCCAGACCTTACGCCTTTCGTGGCCCCATATCCGTTTGTCCACTTTCCTGCCACACAACGGTATGCATGGACTAATCCATCATCGCCCATCTTATGTAGGCCTTCGAACTTCTTCACTAGATCAACGCATTGCTGAGATACACTTACGGGATGCATACTACTTCCTTTGGGATATAAATTTTTTGGGGGTGTATATGCATTATACATTAATTATGCGTACTTATCAACACTTAACTAATTGATTACAAACGGTTTTCTAATACCTCTATGCGATCATTTGCTTCTTGCAATGCCGCCCACAACAGAGGAATTAGGCTGGTGTAGTCCACAGTTTGGTAAATTGGCATTCCATCGTTATCTGTAGCATCTTTGGTCCCGTGAACTGCCCACGGCGTAGCTTCTTGCAGTTCATGCGCTATAAACATTGCCCGGGATTTTGTGTCGCTTTCCCGCTTACCCATAATTGGGTCCACAGACATGATTGTATCTATGGCCCCTTGGACCCCACCTTCAACCGTCTTATACCGATAGTCAGATGTCGTTACATAGCTGGCCGCTGAAACTGCATTCGTGACGGTAGCACTGTCGCCGGTAATATTACCCGTAACCGAAGCATTGCCGCTCAAGAATAAATCCTGCCAACGATTATTGTTCGTGCCAAGATCTTTGGTGTTCGTCGTATCAGGAACCAATGCGCCATCGGCTACATTAATATGAGCCAAGGCTTGCCAGACTGCATTATCTGCAGTTGAGTTAGCACAGACATGCATACGATCTGTGGTCACGTTCACCCAGACTGATCCGACTGCATAGCCTAAGTCTGTATCGTCATTAACTGTAGGGTCTGACGTAGCATCTAATTTATTAAGCCCACCTACTCCACCATTGGCGGCAGGTAGGTAGCCTGTCACTGAGCTTGCTAGAGGTATCTTTGCGCTATCACCCGCTACGCCGGTATGCGTATGGCCGCTGGTTCCAAAGGCTGTCTGTAGTTGGTTAAACTCTGAGTTCAGTGGCGCTGCAGTAATATCCAGCGTGTTCTGAATGGAGCTTGCTGATTGTCTGGTATATCCTGCCATTATCTTTTTCCCGATTGTGCAAATTCAAATACTAGCCCTTGGATCGAATGTGGGCTGGCTACTGCGTCTGTTACAAAGGTAGCTCTAGTAGAGTAGCCGCTGCCTTGTATGTCCGACACGATGACGGGCTTACTTGAGCCGCCGTATTTTACGTCTGTGGCGTTATAACTAATGTTCCTACCGCCATAGACTGTGGGTGCGCCGGTAGAGTTCTGGCTGTAATCCCGTGGCGTAGAAGTGTCTGGATCAGACCAATCGTATTCGATGTTAAGGAGCATCGTGAACGGGCCTTCTGCTCTAATAAATGTGTTTAACTTATGAATCACTTTGCGGATTTCAGTGTCGCCAAAGTCTAAAAACGGAGTAGAATATAGGCTGATAATGTTAGCACCGGCTAGGCTGTTGCCTGTCTCTTGCCGGTATACCTTGCCGTCGAACCCGCCATGTAGGACATACTCTTCTGCGCCTATATACTCGCTGGTACAGACCGATACTTTAAATCCCAGTAGCTCAGAAAACTCCCAGCCCATGCCTTGCTGAGTGCTGGTTAAGCCACCTAGTATTCCTTTACCTTCGGATGAATTATCGCCCACAAACAATCGGATCTGAGACTTGGCTCTGATGACCGTAGAATTAAGCGTATCCAAATCCTCATTACGGATAATGTCGGTTAGTCTACCTTGTATGTTTTTACTGATGGAGCGGATCTCTACATCACCAATATTTGCAGTGCCTGAAACAGGGCGCAGACCATCTGGGCTTAGAAATATTAGATCACCGCCTAGCTCTTGTACTGAGTCACGGGCTACACAGCCTACGTTGCTGGTTACATTGTCGGGCTTAAACGGGGCAGTGGCTCCTTGGGCCGTATTCTTGGACAGCTTCTTAATAGCGTTCTGCCCGAAGACAAAAAGATCCTCACGAAACGGCTTTAGCTGCACGACTTTAAATCCTGCAGAATACTGGTGGCTATCAGCCGCCGTAGTCCAAGTGTATGGATCTTGTGGCGCTGAATGGGATATACCGTTCTGGTAGCTCGTATCCCCTGCAATAAACAGGTAATCCTCAAACACTTCTACAATCTCTGGGGCGTCATAGGCATTTGGGCCACCGGCACTAGACGATCCACCATCGTTACTCGATAGTACCTGCTTCCAGTTCGTGCCGTCGAAGATTGTCAGGGGGTTTATGCCATCAACAAAGGCCACCATAGAGCCGCTGCCAAAGTTAAACTGCACATGGCGTATCTTGGTAATCGTCTTGGAGCCGCTAACTGTGTTGTGTGTTAGTCCGGTGGTAATTTTGCTCCAGCCAGAGCCGGTAATGTGTTTCCAGAAAGAGTAAGTATTTCCACCAACATCCTTACGTGCGGCTATAATGTAAGGCGATCCCAAAACTTCATTACGGTACATGCAAAGGCCAAGGATTTTACCTTCGGCTACAGGATTACTTGAGCCGTCTAATGCCTGTACTTCCTGCCCGTACTCGCCACCAGAATAGGTAGCCGTGGTATCGTAATGATCAAAGCCTTCGATGCGTCTGTAGCCACCAAATAAACTAGGCTCGTAGTTCAATAGACGAGTAGCTGCACCGGGAAAGTTAGCAGCCAGATCCAAATGGTTCTCATTGCTATTTAACCCGCCCTTGCAGATTACTTTATATGAGTCGATACGATCCACTATAAGCTACTCACTGATCTAAAACTGGCTGAAGCATTACCGCCGCCAAAGTTAACTCTGGTGTCTCTGACTTCGCTGTAACTGTTGATGTATTGTGATTTCATGTCGGCTATAGCCCGTTCAAAATTGCGCTGGGCTAGTTGGGCCGACTCTGGATTATCCTTAAACATATAGATGTGATACAGCGCACCCTCTACGAAGATGGGAGAAAGTACGTCAGGATACACAAGAGCGCCGGTAGGTGTATCGTTATATGCTGCAAGCTCAGTCGGATGCAGGAAGTATCTGAACTCTAGGCGATACGGCTTATCGGGTGCGGGGCTAATACCAAATCCTACGCCGTGGCTGGGGAATACATACTCAGGGCGGCTGATACCTGACGTAGCTGCGTCATCATCCTTATCACGATAGCTCTTGTACCAGACATCCCTATCTATGTACTGCAGCGAGCGGTTCTCTGTGGAGAAAGTACCATCGCCCACGATCTGGAAAGAGTTCCACTCTAACGTCTTGGCCCTAGTCGGGTTACTATATTCTGTCTGACCTACAACTACCTGAGTAAGCTCTTGGGCGGCATTAAAAGGCCATTCAAATTGCTGTGCGTTGAAGTCAAAGATAGCGCTGTTAATTGCATCTTTAGCCGCCGCCTGTATGCCACGGGCGCTTTCAAAGTCGGACTGCGTAAGCTCGACTTCATTGAGTCGTCTTAGCACCCGATTAGTCAGGTCTAAAAATATAGTCATGTATGGGCCTTTTTAAGCTGCTATTTTTTTGAACGGCGGCTGGGAAATGCTTGCTGAAGAAGTCGATGCAAACGGCGCTGTATTCAGTGCTGCACTTCTTGAAGTAAATGGCGGCTCTATAACGCTAGTAGTTATGTTCTGAGCGCCTTCGGCATTTACGATAGGTGTATTCAGAGTGCTGGTGATAGCACCAGTGAGTGTCAGATTAGCATTGGCGCTAGTCTGACTGTTAATATTAGCTATAGCGCCGCTGGAGAATACGCCTTCGGGATTGGCTTGAGTGGTAACACCGATATTAGTAGACGGCTTACCATCTGCGACTGCATCGCCATCGATGCTGGTGGTTGATGCTGCAGTAGCCGCCGCTGTGGTTACACGTATGCGATTGTAGTTTATTACGGTGGTAGCGGCTACATTCGCAGGTGCTTTTGGTTGTGCTATTAGCTGCGCTTGTACTGTATCCGTGCAGTTTATATTAGCTACGATTAGTGAGGTGGATACCCGTTCTGCTACAATCTGGGTAGTAGCCTGTACGGTCGTGGACGGTCTGCCGATCCTTATTACTTCAGCGTCTACAGAGGTAGATACCGCAACATCAGCAATCACACGGTCAGCAAGTACACCGGTTACTGATGAACCAAACTCTAAAGTGGTATCAGTAACTACGCCATCAAATGCTTCGCCGGTTACGGATGCAGCAAAAGTATAAGTTTCGTCAGCGGCTAGATCAACACCCAGACCCGCATCCATGAACCCATCAAAGGCATATGTATTATCTGCAGAGGTGTTTGTTCCTGTGGAGCCTACTGCCGAAGCATTAAATGTATAA